GGCACCATCACCAGGAAGGTCCGGGCCATTTCGTTCATCGGCTCGCCCTGATCGTCTTTGAAGCCGAGGATCTGCTCGACACCCTTCAGCACCATCGCCCGGATTTCTTCAGGCGATGGCAGGCTTGTCGTACCATGCAGTTGGGCTGGCACCGCCGAAATATCGACCGTGATGCTGTTGGACTGCGTCCCGCTCTGGCCTTCGCTGTGATCGGTGTCGAAGAAATACTGCCCGTCGTAGCAGACAGCGGTCTCCCCGCCCGCAATATTCGCAGACAGCAGGCTCTGCCAATGCGTCACAGTCCGTCCGGCCAGCTCATTCACGCGCACCATGATCTGGCCAGTCTTGTCGCGGCGCATCCAGTCCACCGGAACTTCCAGTGTGGCTTCGAACTTCTTGTTCTCGATCGTGATGCCGTTTTCGCGGAAGCCCTTCGCATGGCGGCCACCAACCCATTCACGCATGGCCGGGGCCATACCCAGCCACTTGTAAGTCTCCGATTCCTGATCGGTCTCAAAATACATCGAGATGTCACCCACCCACGATGCTGCCACAGCTGCTTCCAGCGCCATGTAGAAATTGCCAATAATGGCGCGCGATGACAGCCCCTTGTTCCTGGACATATCCGTTACTCCTTAAGGGCCGTTTCAGGCCGTTGCGATTGCGATGGCGCTTTCATGCGCCGCCGCCAGGGCTGCATCGAATTCGACAACAGCCACCCCGGTCGAGACCCAGCGGGACACAAAACCGATCAGCGAGTTGGTGCCGCGCGTCAGGGTGAAGGTGTCGTCATCGGAGGCATAGACCGGGGCCCGGTCGTTGGTCGTGATTGCAGCAGCTGTGACCGGCAGTTCGATCCGACCCTTGGTCACGACACGAACCCGGATATCACCAGCAGAACCAGCAGCGTTATCGGCTGTCTCCAGGCAAAACCCCTGGAAGGGATCGCCAGCCTGCAATGGGCGGGAATACCCCGACCCGTTTTCGCCAACCGCAGCACCTTCATAGATGGTGTCTGCCGCAATGACGGGGTATTCCTCGTGATTACCAAGCTGGTAGGCACGAGATTTGTCCACGGAAAGCGTGGTCATTTCAGTACTCCTTGTTGTGGGATAGTGGCGCGGTCATCCTTCTGCGGATGCTTCCCGCCCCGATCGGGCGGCGCGGTTACGCGCGGCCGTAAATGCGGGCTTGCCCGCTGTCCTGCGCCTTCATGAACGCCAGATAGGCATTGTAGTTGCCGCTGAATTCGGCGCGCAAATCGGCATCCTTATCCCAGGATGCCTTGGCCTGGTCTTCAATCGAACCGGTCTGCGAAGTTGCGGGCGCAGGATCCGCCGGGGCGACAGCGGCCCCCGCATCGCCATCCTGACGACTGGCCAGATAGTGGCTGCCCGAAGCCTTGTCCGCCTTGACGATTTCCAGCGCGAGCTTTTCTGCCGCCCAGCCGGTCGCGCGGGCGCGGGCAACCAGCTCATCATGCCCATCAACCGCGATCTCATCGATTGCGGCAATCCGGGCCCGCTCCGCCTCGACGGCCTGCTGGATCTGCTGATCCGCGCCTGCTGTCGCAGAGGCCTCGATTTCGCTCACAATATCGGCCCGATGCTCTCGCAGCTGGGCCGCACTGATGTCTTCCCAATTCATCTCTTGGGTCTCCTGTGCTGCGGGGGCGGTATCCGCTTGAACTGCATCGCGGTCCGCCATCTCCGCGACAAGACTGTTGAGGGTGCCACGCGCATCGGCCATGCCCCGGCTGATCGCCGCATCGGCATCGAACACAAGGCCCTGACCGAAACGCTCCAGAACCTCGGCGTCTGTTACGCCCCGACCCGATGCCACGCTGGCCACGAACTCACTGCAGCTCGCATCGACCAGAGCCTGCATTTCCGCCCGCCCGGCCTCGCTGTCAGGATCAAGGCGCTTGTTTGGGCTGTCGCCAGAGACCACCCGGACGATGCGCGCACCCATCTTTTCGAACATCGGCTCAAGATCCACGTATTCGATCACTGCGCCGATCGACCCGACAGTCGAGCCGGATCCTAAAACGATGCGATCGGCGGCGCTGGAAAGCCAATAGGCAGCAGAAGCGCACAGCCCGCCAACAAACGCCTCAATCGGCTTGGGTCCACTCTCAGCGATGAACGCGGCGCAATCAGCACAGCCCGCAACCAGACCTCCGGGGCTGTCGACATCCAATACAATGCTGCTCACCAGGCGACTTTCCTGCGCAAGCTGGATGTCGCGCATGATCTCCTGATAGGACCAGAACCACCACGACATCTGCCGCATGAGCATGCCCCGCACGGGAATGACTGCGACACCGGCGTGAACCCGGGCAAAATCAGACCCTTTCAGGCGCTCCCCCTCAGAGACAGCGGCGGCTTCCCGCAGCTGGCCGCGTTGCGAAATCGCATCCGCGATCATCATTTCATCCTGACGCAGGGCCCAGATGCGGCTGGATCGATCCACAAGCATCATTCAGTCTCCAGATCATTGTCATTATCGTCGTCTTCGGCATCCTGCTTTGCCGTGCTACCCGGGGCAGGATTTGGCTTGCTGCTGTAACCGTCACTGCCATCCTGAGACCGTCTGCGCCGCACTGACCGGAAATCCGCACCGAACCGTTCCGCCGTGATGCGGGTCAATGAGGTGGCCCCCATGTCCAGATATTTGGCGTCCGCATCCGCGTCTTTCGTCGGATCGATGGTCGGGCGCGCCGGACCCATCCATTCCGCGTTCAGCCAGGCACTTCGGATCAGCGGATCTGCAAAGAACCCCGGAGCTTTCAGGCGGCCACGCGCAATGGCCTCAGCGATCACATCTGCATAAACAGGCTTGCAGAACTGGGTGACATGCAGCTTGCGATCCGTCCGGAAAAACTGCCATGCCATTTCAAGAGCGGCCCGGCTGGCCGAGTAGCTGGCCTGAAACTTCTTCATCAGCAGCTCATAGGGCAAATCGGTGCCCGTCCCGATCTCCTGCGCGATCGCATCGATGAATGGGGAAAACTGTGGATTGGGGCGTCCCGGGGTGAAGCCCTTCACCTCCTCATTAGGCAAGATGTCGAAGATTTGGCCCGGCTCCACGATATTGATCGGAGCCGCCCCCTTGGACTGGCCGGATGCTGCATTAGTGGCACCGAGCTGCGCCCCGAGGTCTCCATCCTCTGATCGCAAACCGATTGTAAAACAGGCACTGACCACCGCAGCCATCAGTTCCGCCTCGGAATACCGCGACCGCTGCTTCAGAGATTCAATCACCGGCGCAAGCAGCGGCGCATATCGTGACATGTCAGGACGCCACCGCACCCCATGCACATGGAGCACCAGCTTGTCCCCGGCGCGGTCATAAGCCGGGATAGTCTGCCACGACACTGCCCCCTGCCGGTGCCGATCAATCGCATGACGATTGGCAAAATGATAATGCGTCGGGGCCCCGTCTTCATCCAGTGCGATACCGCCTGCCAAGGTCGCGCTGTCAGGCTGCCAGTTTGGATTCGACAGCCGGTCAGCCTCAACCACCTGCAGGCAGGTCGCGAGCAGCCGCCCCTTGCGCGGGCGGAACCTGCGGATCGCCAGCACGTCTCCGGAAAGAAGCCGGGAGCGGTACATCAAATCCTCAAGCTCGGCAAAGGTTTGCGTCCGCGTGACATCACAATCCGGACTCTCTGCCCAGTTCGTCCAGATATCGAGCGCCAGCCCCTCCCATTCATCTGCCTGATCCCGGGATATCCCAAGACGCTCATGGTCGATTTCCGGACGGACCACGTGGCCGGTACCGACCACATTCACAACCTTCGTCGCAATGGCGCTTTGGGCCAGCGGATCGTTACGCACCAGATCACGAGACCGGGCCCGCAACGTGTCCAGGTCCGGAAGCGTATCCGCATCGGCACTGGCCCCTTGGGTGTTCCAACTGCGCATCGAACTGCGATCCCGGCGTGCCCCGATATATCCGGAAACCTTGGCATAGGCGGCACGTGCCTGAACCCGTCGCAGTCCGGCAACCGGTGAAAGCCAGCCCACAACGCGATCGAGGGCGGTCAATTCAGCGCGACCACTCATCGTGGCACCGCCGTCCGGAAGACCCCACCACGATTGCGGCGGTTCAGCTTAGCAATCAGCCGCTCCTCTTCCCGGCTCAGCCAATCCAGATCCAGACGCGTGACCGACAGGCCCTCATAGTCGTAGCTCTGGACTTTGCCTTCCAGAATAGCCGTGATCGCCGCCTGAATCAGTGTCAGGCGGGCATCATAATCAATCGCTGTCATCTTACCTCACTTGCCCGCGCAGTCCGCGCTGGGGGAGTACGGGCTGTGGCGGTGCCACTGCGCGTACGCTTTGCTCGAACAGATCGCCCTGAGAGTCCGGGGCGGGAGCCGACCGTTCTGCACCGAGCGCATCCCACTCTTCAGCCGTCAGGGCGGTCCATCCTTTGCGACGGGCCGCCGCTTCGGCATAGTTCATCGTGTCCAGACCCTCGTTTCGGCGCGTGGGCTCCGCCAGCTCCCAAGAGCTCGTCACCACCCCGGTTCGGCTACGTTTCAGAACACGGATCTCGGAGGTAATCTGTCGGTAATACTCATCACCCAACCCCAGCGGAAAATCGCAATACCCGCGCTCAACTGGATCGTCCTTGTCCAGCCACGTGTAAAAATCGGCCTTCAACTGACTGACATTCAGCATGAATGCCCGTTTCTGACGCCGTTTGGCCTGCCCATCATTGCGACGCTCAAATTTCATAGGCGCCATGATCGGGCCATTCTGGGTTGAGGCCCCCTTGACGATGATCACTCGTGACCACGGCCAGCGCCGGGCATAAGACCAGACATCTTCGGTATATGTGCCACCATCAATCGCCATCATGTCGAGCGGCAGGCGAAGCCCCAACTCCGTCCGCCAACTGGTTTTCAGCAACGCATCGAGCGCCAAACGCCCGGCATCGTCACCGATGTGATGGGGAATCACGATGTAATCCACCACCCAACGGCGATAGTGCTCACCAAAGGCAACCACGTGAACTTCAGTGCGATCCCCCTGACAGTCCACACCGGCGGTCAGGATAACACCACGTGACGGCATCACGCCACGTGGTCGGCCCTCTACCTCGGGCGCATTCTCCACGCGATCCCGCAACAACTCCCAATCGGGCCCCTTGCTGGCCTGTTCAAACGGCAAACCCAGCACATCATTAAAAAAGGTCTGCTCCGTCTCCGCCTCGACCTTGTCAGCAACCGCCCCCTCCGCTTCGCCACTCGCCCGGACCGCCGTCCACCCCATGGCACGCGCATAATCCACCGCAATCGAAGCCCAGTCTCGCTGGGGGGCATATGCCCTCCAAAGATGAAAACCCGGATGATCCCCCGCCGGATTATGCGCAACCCAGCGTCCTTGGGACACGATCCGTTCCTTGTCGGCATGCTCGATAACACCTCCGCACTGATCACAGCTGAAACACGCTGCGTTCAATCGCTCGGGATTCAGGTTTTTCCTGAAATTCTCCCAGGTCAGAGGGGCCTCATGCCCGCAATGCGGACATGGCACATGAAAAAGGCGGCGATCACTCCGGTCATAGGCCCGGGATATCCTGCAGGTCCCTTTGATCTGCGGTGTCGAAACCCGTAATACCTTTGCATCCTCAAATCCGGATGCACGGCTTTCCGCCAATGCTTCAGGATCACCCTTTGGGGTCATCTCGAATTTTGCGACATCGTCCATGACCACAAGACGCCGTGACGTTCCGGCAAGGTCATCAGGCGAACCCGCGCTGGTGATTTTCAGCGACCCATTCCGGGCCAGAGTTTCCTGATTGAACTTAGCGTCCTTGTGATCGCCACGCCCCTCGCCGAATATCCTCCGAAGGCTTGGAGCCTGCCGACGCATGGGGAGCCACTTGTTGTCAGCCCACTCCGTTGCGGCACTTGTCGTGGGATGCACCACAAGGCTGTCCAATGGCCCAAACTCATGCCAGGCACCAACCACCGGGTTCACAATCGAAACCGTCTTACCCCATTGCGCAGAACCCCGAATGGTCACTTCCCGCGCTGGATGCTCGGGCGACAGAACCTCATGAATCTCCTTGAGGAACGGAAAGCGATCAATCCGAAACGGTCCAGGAAGAGGCGAACGCTCATCGAAGACGATGTTTTCCTCACACCAACGCGTAATATCGGGCCGCGGCGGCGGGGCCATCGCGGCTGAGAGAGCCTCAGCCACAATTCTCTCTGCCGCCGCCAGAAAACCCATCAGAAATTTGCCTCTTGTTCCGCATCCGACATTTC